CCCCGGCATGTCACATAGCCCCGCTGACGCGAATCTCTTGATTGCATCCGGCGTGGTCGGAATTCAAAACGTGCTTACGGACTACAACATGGTGAACGCCCCTGTGCGTGCCCCCGGCTTTGCTGGGCCTGATTTGGCTCGGCATATGGTTGGGATTGTGAAAGTGGACGACGTGGATCGTTTCGCGGGAGTACTGGATAATCATCTTCTGGTCCCCTACGGGAACAATTTGCGTGGGCATCCACGTGCGTGTGCGAACCGAAATGTGTGTCAGGCAGTCATCGCTGAAATGTTGACGACGAAAGACACACTCGTTCTGGTGGGAGGTGGGCATAGAGAGCTCAAGTACTTCCGGAAATTCTGTTCACATGTTTACAGCCTGTCACCACAAATGACGGCGGATGACATAGCACACAACGCACGTGGTCACAACACATGTGGACACGGAGTGGGGGCTTTGGGCCCTTGTGACGAATTGATTGATTTTGTGGACGCACACGACGGTGGGCGTCTCGTGTTCATGATGATGCATGTTGCGTATTATGTCGATATTTGGACAATGATGCGCTTCACACGCCAATTCATGCAACACAACGAGGTCATGTTCATGGGGGTGATCAATGTATACGACGCGGGCAGCACCAGCAATGGTGAGTGTGCACAAGTCGTTGAGGACGGGGTGGTGTTGCAGTTTACTGGGTCGGATGGGGATGCGTACAAGCATGGCATGACAGCCATGGACTCGTATCGCGCCTCGGCTGCACACCTTTTCCCAGTTGGTTTCGGATTGCTTTATCCTTTGACGCACGTGCCTGGCGTTAGGCGCTTTTTGGCGCATTGGATGAGGACCACGGAGTCAATAACTACTGCGGCAACAAAAACGTCGCGTCCTTTGGCAGCAGTGCCATCATTGGTTTTCACGACGACATTATCCCGCGGATTCACCCCCGCGGGTCCCAGTGGGGTGGTTCAAGACACCGGTGCACACGAGTATCAAACTGTGCGTGTGGCCGACAATGTCTACCGCCTCCTACCGACACTTTTCTACGTTGAGTGTCAGGCCCGTGCGGTCCTCACGCCGAAGACCGCCCGGCCTGGCATCGTCAGATATTTGACATCGTGCATACGTGACAACAAAATGGAGCAGTGGTCTGCGGACCAATTGCACTATTTTGCGATGACCGTCATCAATGATGCGGACCGGGAGCCCCCGAGACGCGCACCGCTCAACGCGGTGCGTCCCTCGTGGGTGATCACTGCCTTGATGATGGCCGCAGGGGTCCGTGCAACTCGTGACGTTGACTTCCACAAGACACCAATGTGTTTGTGGGATGCTTCGGGCGAGTATTGCCGGCCTTACCCCCTGTGCTACGACGATGAATCATATTCTGAGGCCGCGGCGCTTCGTGCCCGCGTGTTCTTGGCGCCCCTACCATGTGATCCTGATGTGTGGAACGCGGCCATTGATGGCTTGCTGGACCACCATCTGAACGCAACACACATCGACCCCATGCCGTTTGAGGACTGGGTCGCGCGTTTCCCCGGAAGCAAGCGAAAGATGTTTGAGGCGTTCTACGACCGATGGGATGGGCTGCCGGGCAAGCTCAAATACGAACTGTTCGTCAAGAAGGAAGTTCTGGCGAAGGAGTACGATTTGGATGCGGTGAAACCCCGTGCCATACAGGCACCGTGTTATCCGTATCGGATCTTGTTGGGTTGTTGGTGCGTTCCATTCTCTAAGGAATTGGCGCGCCAGTGGGGACCGTCCTCGCGCATATTGTATGCGAGTGGTGTGACGCCCCTGCAACTCGGCGAATTCTTCACCCGGGCGATGGACAATGTGAGTGAACCGGCATTCCTCGAGTTTGACGCAGAGAAGTGGGACGCACGCGTGCAGTCCCACGCGCTCCGCGCCGAGCAGAGGGTTTATGGCAGGTTTGGTGGCCCGTGCACGTTGTTTGCGAAGCAACTGCGTACGCGGGGTGTCACGACGCAGGGTCGACTGAAGTACCGCTTCACGGGCCAGCGCAAGAGTGGTGATCCAAACACTAGCTGCGGAAACACGCTGTTGACGGTGGGCATGCACCTGGCGATCATCAAATCATTCGGCTTCGAGCTGAGTGACATATATATGATGGCTCTTGGTGACGACATGTTGATGATCGTCGATGGCGGAATGCGGGTTGATCCCGATGAGTACATGGCGCGAGCCGTGGCTTACGGCATCATACTCACGGGTGAGATCCACAAGGAACCCCATAGAGCAAGTTTTTGTTCTTCATACTTTTACCCGTGTGACAACACTCTTGGTGTGGACACACGGTATGTGATGGCGCCCAAGCCAGGGCGCATTGGCATCAAGTATGGGTGGGTGGCGGCAAGAGTTGCGCCCCCAGATGGGCACTGCGCAGCGGTGGCAAGTTCGTTGCTGCCGCACTGCGAAGTGATTCCAGGCATTTCTACATGGATTGCGCGTGATTTGCGCGCGGGCATCGCGGCCCTGGACACGTTCAGGCCCCGCGACGCTAATGGCGACTTTGTGACGCTCCCGGGGTTCATAACTGCGAACCTCGAAACGGACACAATGATCAACGCAATCTATGGTTTGACCTGGAAGGCCTTGGACAGACTAAGTGACTTCCGCGAGGAATTCACTACGACCTGCCGTGCACGCGAATAAGTGTGTGCGGCACCTTGGGGGGCGCACTTTGTGCGTCTGTGCGTTAATTCGCGGGCACGGGGTTGACAACCCGTGGGAGGGTTTCGAACGACTACGTTTAAAACATGCAGAGATCAAAGCGAGGGAATTTGCAAAAGGGGAAAACAACGAAAGGGAGAGGGGGCGGCAGGACCGGCCTGCGCATGGTGTCCGCACCAATTGTGCGTGGGGCGGTCTCGGGCCGTCAAGGCTTCGGACCGGGCAGGTCGAAGCGGCAAAAGATTGAGTGGACTCTTGCGAACATGTTATCGACGCCTGGCCTCGATTATGCGTCGTTTGAGTACCGGCTTGGGCCTGAGGACATGAGTCCACGGTCATCTGCGGTCTGGAAAAGTTTTGAGAGGGTGTTTGTTCACTCGATCAAGTTTGCGTACACGCCCATCATTGGCACAACGCACACTTTCCAGGTCAGGATGGCCTACGACCCCGATCCAACTGACATCGCACAGAGTGATGATGCAGAAGGGTATCGGAACATGGCTGAGTCGGGGTGGGTTGTGA